ATAGGCTTGTTTGTTGCAAGCATTTCATTTTTATATGGTGCATGGATGATTATAGACACCCTTGTCTTTGGTAACCCAGTACGCGGGTATCCCTCCCTGCTTGTATCAATACTTTTCTTGGGTGGAGTGCAACTGATCGGGATTGGTGTTCTCGGTGAATATATAGGTAGAATTTACTTAGAAACAAAATCAAGACCTAAGTATATTTTGAAGAAAGGTAGAAAATAACCATGAGCATATGTATTAAACAATCAGCATTAAAAATATTATTGGCTTTATCAGCACTCCTAATAACTTGGTTGACTACCAGATACTTTCCAGTTGAACCGGATGTTGCTAACAGCCCAATTGTATGGAGGCATATTTTAGAGAATGGTATATCATCAATCCACGACTGGAAACCAACCGTGGATAATTGGTATTTCACCGTTTACCCAATTAACTTTTTATTTTATATGCTGTTAGGTGATGATGGCTTAGTAGCATTAAGATTATCAACTGCAGTTTTCTCTATTGCTATAGTAATAGCAGCGATGTTAACGCTACGTAAGGCATTCGGGTTTACTCCTGCTTTATTTTCTATTATACTTCTATCTCTAATACCATATTTTTCATACACTTATGGTTTTGTATCACATCCTTTTTCTCATAATTCAACAAACGCTTTCGGCTTTTTATGCTTGCTTATATCTGTTTTCAACATACAGTATAAAAATATATTTATCACTCTCCTCTTAAGTTTGACAGCATTATTTTCCAGCGTATCCGATCCGTGGTTTACAGCTGCATTTTTTATTCCACTATTAATATCTTACTTTTTATTCTCTGTATGGGACAAAAAATTATTTAAGCATACTGCATTAATACTATTTGCATGTTTAATCTCTCTTTCCAATGTATTGCAAAATCTACTTAACATACCTCCCCACCAATTTGAAATTGTATCACTCAATGATATGATTTTAAATGCAAAATGGTGCATTCTGTTAATAGGAAAAAGTCTTAATTTATTAGTTGTCGACAATAACGCAACATCTTACGCCTCATTTGTCATTTGGTTCATTGCCATTATTACATCTGCGTGGTTTGTTTTATCGGACAATAAAAAAAACACATACCGTATTTATATTGTGTTATTTTCATTATTATCTATCGCAGGTATTGTCTCATCATTCATACTGAGCTATAAATCCCCTGATTATATTAGCATGCGTTTCTTTATGAATGTTACCTGTTTCGCACTGATATTGTGCTGTATCGGTACATCAACAAAAGCAAAGATATTATTTTATCTAATCGCATTTTTATTTTCGATCAGTTCAATTAAATCTTACACAAATAATGCTTCACCATTACACGATCAGGAGAAGATTGTTAAATCATACATTGATTTTTTAAAAAAAAATAATCTCCATTATGGGTACGGCTCTTTTTGGGATTTGTCAATGACTGTAAATTGGTTATCTGGTGGGGACATACAGATAACTCCTGTTTTCTTTAATGCTGATTCGGGGAAAATTAACTTTACTGGCGTGAGACAACAGACACTGGCTTCTTGGCATAGCAAGGAGGCGTTCAATTCTGCTCCTGAGCGACAGTTTATAGCAGTTTCCATAGCTAACGAACCTGAACGATGTAAAGAAATGACATCCTGCCTTGCAGGTATTCAAGAACAATTAGGTAAGCCTGACGAAGTTTTGAACTTTGAAGGAAGAGTAATATTAGTATTTAACAAAAAACTTAACCTATAGTAAATTGCCCCCTACCATATAAACCACACTAACGAATGAATAACCCGTCTTTTTCGACGGGTTATATCCCTATCAGGAATAAAAATGGAGTGGTTGCCGTATACAACAAACCCTCATTTAGAGCTATATTCTAGAGTATATGAGATACTATAAAGTTGAAGGAGCTATCATTAGAAAAACCATATGCTGTTATAATTAGATGTCTCGCTTTTCATCCAATAACGAATTTTCTCTTATAGATTGCTCTCTGGTTTTTTCGGCCACTCTGTATTTTTTATATCAACACGCATCAATAGTGCGCGATATTTTTTCCATGCCAGTAACAGTTTCGTTTCATCATCTGTTGCCATATCTAAATCAACCGCATCCTGAAGCGGCGCTATTACATTCGTTGCCTCTGCTATCAGTGCAGATTTCTTTTCATTATTTATTAAGGCTAATTGTTCTGGTGTTGGAGAAGGACGGTCAACAATGACAGGGTGACCATTCTCACCACAGGTAATCATTTTTGTTACACTCTGCGAATTAATCAGTGTTTTCCACTCTGATTCCGAGATTTCCACTGCATCATCAGGAATATTGGTGCCGTGAAATTCAGTCGAATAAAATCCGTTTGTCGATGCAGAATAAAAATATGACATTTCGTTAATATCCCATTGCAATGTAATACGCATCAGCAGATGAACCATATCCTGAACCGGGCGACACCGTAATATTAAATCCAGTGTTCTGGACACTTGTCGCCGATACAGTCGGCTGCCCAGCCGCGCCAGTAACGTTCAATGTAACTACGACAGCAATTACTCTTGAGAACGTCATCGGGAACCTCATCCCGTATGTTGAAGATACATTCGGGGCACCATTCAACTGACCGCACTGTAAAATTAATCCAGACGGAAATTTTTGCGCAGCAGCCGTTACGGTATTAATTGACGCGAACAGGCTCATATCAGGTATCTGATTCGCCCCTGTACCTACATTCCTTTTAGCTGCTTCTCCCAAACCAAGGTTTTCGAGAGCCGTTTTCACCGTGCCATCCGATTTGATATCGCCAAACGGATTCTTGCGGCTCAGGTATTCAACAGCAAACCCCGATCCCAGCAATTCAACAAAACCGGGCAGATCACCATTATCAAGCACATCCCGTTGCGTTTTATCACTTACAAACTGGGCCAGAGCTGCAGCAATAAAGCTGGCCTGCCGAATAACCTTATTGACTTGCGCACTGGATGCTTTCCCTGCTGTAAATCCGGATATAAGCGCAGGCAACGCTTCCCATTCCTCCTGCGACATAACATTGGCATTTCGATCAGTTGCAAACGCTTTAAAGTCATTTTTCGCCATCAGAGTAATACTCCCCATGCCCCTACATCAAAACCACTGATGAATTCGTTATCCATATCAAAACCAAAAAATTTAGAGCCTTCCGATGGAGTTTCCACCGAAGGTGTTTCAATGCCCCCCGCCCATACCCCGGCGGCTTTTACTGTTAGATACCCCTGTTTAATTGCCGCAATTAACTCACGCGATACATCTGAAATATCAGTATCAGGAAAGACCCAGACCGATATCGTCATGTCCTGGTTATCGACTATCTGCATTCGCAGCCCGGATCCTGCTGTTGCAGCGTCAAGAATTGCTGGAAGCGAATCATTCCGTCCGTCCCAGTTATTAATCGCAATCTTCGCTTTAAGGATGACACGATAAGTTTCATCGCTGAGGTACATGTATCCGGAATCAGGATCGTATGGCCCCTGCCATACACCATGATCATATCCAAGCCCGTCGGTATCCCAGCTGAAATAGACACCTGAGATAGGCTGGCTGACAACACGGCTACGTCCGATCCACAATCCCAGAATGTCAAGTTGCACACCAACCGCAGAGTCAATATCAAATGCAGTAATCAGCCCTCTGGTGGCCGCCGCAACATCAATAAGCGGCCGGGTCATCAGATCAACATGTGCAAGAAATTTAGGTTTGGTGGCGTGGTAGTTCGTGATTAGTTCGGTATATTTGCTCATGACTCCACCGTTATAACGATATTTTCCGGTGTACAGGACGCAGATTCGTTGTATCTGATATCAATGTTTGATGACGACAAAGCCCCCGGGGATTTCCCAATCGTCAGTTCCTGAATATCGTAATAGCGTGCATTCCCGCCACTCACCACGCCAAGATTCGCCGGTGAGTAAATGCGACTTAAAAGGACCGAATCACCAATCATCAGACTATTGATATAGTCGGAAATAGCCTGCTGGATCTGCTGCCCTATCTGTGAGGTATAACCCGTAAAAACTTTTAATTTAATCCGGGCATAAACAGGCACATCACTAGAGCGCGAGAATTTGATTACATGGGGATTGCCGTATTTATCCGGAACCGTAACGGATGTTGTACCGTGAGTGGCTGTCCCCTGGCCTTTATTTCCTCTGATAGCCTGAGCAATATCCGTCACATCACCGCCATCCACAATTACAGCAACAGAGTGTGGCGGTAACCCGTTACCGTCCTCCGAACCAGTATCGTTTTCATAGAGTTTGTGGCGGGTTACACCGGTAACATTAGAAACAGCACCATCCAGTGCTTCAAATGGGGTTATTGATGGCAACGCAACACTTTGCGACTGGCGGATACGTAACTCCGCATCAGTTTCTGCTGGAGTGCCTACAGTAGCTGCAGCAGGATTGGTTACCGAAACCCAGCCACGGGTTGGCGTATTAATTTCAGTGATAGTTCCAGCCAGCGCCGCCACTGCACCACTGACGGAACATTTTGCGGTCACCATCACTGTACCATCCACGCCGACCACCACTGAAGCAGGCAAACGCCATATCACATTATTACTGTCTTTCACGCTGCCATTAATGATGGTTGTTCCGGCAGTTCCTGTAAGAAGCAAATCAACCGTAGAATTCGTCGCGCCTTTACGTGAAATACCATTTATTTTCACGTTACTGGTCAGTGCAGCCCCATAGCCAGTTGCCGGTGAAAAACAGTTGTAGACAGTTATCGCCATATTATTGGCATCATGAATCGCCAGCGCCATCAGAGCCACCATCTGACCGTCTTTACTGTCCGGTTCGAGGTAGGCATCACTACCATAAATCTGCTGAAAATAGCTAATCAGGGTGCTGAGTATCGTCTGATAATCAGGCGCACTGATCCCCTCCGCGGTTACCTTTGCAGATAAACCGAGAGAATCAAGGTTCAGAGCCATTACGCCTCCGATGTAACAGTCGTTATTCCATAGAGAGTGTCGATTTCAGCGGAAAACATGACACGTCGGGTCGTGGTATCCACCGTCGTATTGAAAGAGAGGATTGATTTAACGCCCTGCGTTTCGAGGATGCGCTTACGGATCGCCAGGTTGTAAGTTTCTGGTTTTTGCCTGCCCAGCACGGACTGGATCCACGGTGTTCCCTCTGTGGTATCAAGAAACCATTGCCCATACCACAATTCGAATCGCGTTTTCACAGCCTGCGCTACGGCCTCAGGCGAGTTAATCAGCCAGGTGTCATCACCGCTGCCAAAGGTGTAATCGCCATCGGCGTCTTCACGTCTGTATCGCATCAGTTTACCCCGTCGGTACTGCTTCCACCACGCTGAACACCACCATGAGTGTGTGTATCATCGATTGGCTTGCCATTAGCCTTCACGCTCCCCAAAAACTCAACAGCACCAGTGATTTTTGAAGCCACACCAGAAACCACAGACCCCACCATGCCCCCCATCCAGGTTAACAGGCCATGAATGGTTACTTTCTCAGAAAAATCAGCCAGAGGGGCAACCACATCAAGACCACCTGGAGCGACAATTTTAATTTTCCTGGTATCAGGATTAAGCTCAAAATAGGTGCTGCCGTCATCACTACGCAACTGTGTGGCACTGGTATTAATACCGCTAATCTTCCTTGCCTGCGACTGGGGACCGACAATACAAAACGCATCCGATAAATCATGCATTCTGTCATCGACCGACTCCTGTATCCCGCCACTCTGCCACCAGAAATCAATACAACGATCGGCAAAAATCACCAAACATTCATCACCGGCTTTAACTGGGAACGTTAGCGTACATCCTCCGCCGCGCGGGAATACCACTGGCACATCCACCAGCAATGGGTAATTTTTGGTAATGCGGTTGCCGTCATTATCCTTTTCAACCGAACGGATAGCAGGCTGCACAACTGCCGTCACCGCATCAGGATCGAATGACTGAATAATGCCAGGCAAGGCGACACGGATCTGGTTCTTTGTTGTTTCCCGTTCAGATTTGAATGTTTCGGCAAGGTCGCCGCTGCGGGTCTGGTCAGATACTGCCATTTAGTAGGCTCCAGAAAGCAAAAAACCCGCCGAAGCGGGTTTGATAACGTTAATTTTATTCATGAAACTCTAGCAGACTTTAGCTGTTCCCAGCGCTCAAAATAGAGTTCAGCAGCCTCGATTGCATCCTGTCCCATCTCTTTCGAAACAGTCACATTCGTCAGATCATAGTCAGCTTCATTTCTAGCATCCCGCCACTGGCGAAGTACGAAAGCTAGGGATTTCAGTGTATTTGTCGGGTATGGCTCTGATTTGCACTCTGAGGGCGTTGACATATAACCCACAGTATTTTTGTGATGCTCATGGGTAAAATGCGGTATGGCAGTAAGTGAGCTAATAGACTCATGTAACATACTGTAATACGCCCTTGAGATAGCGCTTCGAAATCCACTCTCAATATTTTCAGACAGACATAATCGAGCGGTATCGAGAATCTGATTGCTAGTTACCGACATGGTAGCTCACCCCCGTATGCAACTGACGCGGAGAGGTAAATCTAGCTAACAGGGAACAATCATCCAGTTTAGATTCAGCGCAGACTCTATCAGCCAAGTCGAAGTTCATTTTGGCAATAGTTTTAGGCTCAAGATTTTTAATATCAACAACATAGCAACCGCTTCCACTAAGCTGAACGAAACCTGTCGTAGCCTTGTATTCACTTAGCAAGCCCCAGATTATGGATGCTAAGGTCTGGAACTGTTCCTTCGAGCACTGTGTGGCGCTATAGAAATTATCCATTTCTGCAAGGAGTTCTTCTTTGTGCTTCATAGCATTACTCCTGCCTTCTGATTCAGAAAGAAGCTTAATGTGCTCTTCCATATAAAATTTTAACTGTTCACGCTCGCCGCAACGGTACGCCCAACTGTATGCGTTGTGACTAAAGAGTTTTGTCCGATACTTCTTTGCCAGCGGGACATAGACATCCTTGAGTTCATTATAGCTAAATGTATTAATTAAAATGTGATGATAGTGCATTGCCAACGTTACATCGTTTACTTCTAGGCTTATCCTGAGATAACGTAACGCGCTTTCAATCTTTCCGGTTATTGCATCCAGATAAGATAGTGCAATGTTGGTAGCAGGCGTTGGAGAGACAGAAAGTTCCTCTCGAATTTTCTTTTCAGTGAAGGGATCTAAACTTTCCCTATCCAATAGAAGCGCATTGAATTGTTCAATATATTTTTGCGCTTTTTCTAATGGGATGCCTGCCGCCATGGATTATTTCTCTTACTAAAGGGATTGTGATTGTGAACTTTGAACAATATCTCGTCAACCTTAAAGCGCTCATCTCGGAAGATTGACATCAAACTTTAGCGTAACGCCTTTTTACAAGGGAATGATCCGATGATTTTAGGCGCATCCATGCTGTTCTGCAGAAGCTGGACGTTCAGGAAACGCGTTTCGGTGCCAGGGCGACGAATGTATTCAAAGCCGTAGTTGTTACCGTCTTTGGCAGGCATAAGCCCCATGTCTACTTTCAAACCATTGGTACCCAGTTCGGTGATTTTTTGAGAGGTAACTCTTTCACCGTTGATAGTCGATAACTCGCCCTGGTTTGCAACCATAGTGTAGCCACCGCATTTAACCGTGAAGCCATCCGCCCACGCGCTGCACGCAGAAAAAACAGCTAACAGAAAAATAATACCCCTCATTGCTCATCCCCTTTGCAAAGCCGATCGCGTATACAGATCCGCCGCGCCACGCGCTTCGCACATCATATCCATGTACCACGCCTGGCCCCTTGTGTCGCCAGTGTACATAATCCCGCGCACAATATAAACGCCATCCGTTGCGATGCTGGCAGGCTGCGATGTGGTGCCGCTTAGCGTGATATTTCCATCCGTGTTCTGGTCGGTGATCTGACCACCAGCCATCGCAATATCGTTGTTCGACAAGGCGGTACGATACACGGAAGCCTGATCCAGCTGAATAAGTCCGTTAACCCGGATGTTCGGATTAATAAGCGCGCGGACGTTTACGCCGTTACCGATAGTCTGCTGCGGCATGCCAATAAGCCCGGTAGCGCTGTTGAGCACAATCGCTTCATGAACATATTCGTTATTCGCCACCATCTGGCGCTGACCGTCCACGAATTGCCATGTTGCGCCACATTGCCCGGCTACGTTATCCATTAGATGCCGCGTCATGCCAAAGAGTACCCGCCCCCGGGGGAATACAGTAGCAGGCATTTCAGGCGTCAGGCCTTCGGTCGCGCCTTTGGCTTCGAAGTCTTTCATCAGCGCACGGTTTACATCAGCGACCGTGTAACCGGCAGCCAGCGTCTGTGAGGTTATACTGGTGGCAAAAGCCAGATCAGTATCTGCTGCCTGAATCAGGACGTAGGAATCAACCGGACTGTCTTTTCCTGTGACCGAGTAGCGAATTTCACCGCTGAAAATCAGTCCGTAGTTGCGGCCATCACTCTGACCCACGTCCGCCGCGTCAACTTCCCGCACGGTCCCGACGTCGCTTGCCGACACCTCCGGCGCGATACCGTCGTAACCGGCAATCAGACGCACTTTCGAAAACTCCTGCCCGGTGATTCGGTTCACAGTATCTGCCGAGAGGTTATAAATTTTGATAGTCCCTACCCGGGACGCGCTGCTGATGTTGAACCAGTCGATCGTAAAGGTGACTTTAAAATCACTTAGCTCAATTCCCTGACCGTTCCCGTCCACAAGCTGCAGCTCGAAATGTCTCATCCAGTTCTGTGACATGCTTACTCCGTTGATACCAGTAAATGGCTGCGACCGCCCAGGTCAGTTTTTGTGGGGTAATCCTGTGTGTTGTCATCACAGACCACCACCAGCTTAAAACCAAGCCCCATACAGGCGTACTGCGCCAGCAGGTCAGCACCAGTGACGAGAGGAATACCGGAGATTACCGGCTCCCCTCTGTCGTTCTGCAGGTCCATAATCCAGTACAGATCGCGCCATATGATGCTAATCCGCCAGGTGACACCACCCAGGACGATGCTGAACTGCTGGTTGTCCGCTGTCAGCGGAATTTCCTGAATTGTCATTAGCCGCCCCCCAGTAATGACGCCACGTTACCCGTGATGCTTTTCAGCAGTGAAGTATCTGGAGGTTTTGTGGTTTTGTTGCCGCTGTTCTGTACCGCCGACGTGCTGGCCCCTTCCTTCATGTTGGTTTTATCCGCGACGGTAATCTGCTGTGTCCGGGAGATAATGACCTCCCTCAGGGTGAGGACGGCGGACAGGACGTTTTCGGTTGTCTTGTCCGTCGTCACTTCCAGCGCCCGGATCAACATGTTGCTGTACAGCCGTTTACCGGTTACCACATCGAAGGGGATACGGCTTTCCTGCAGATCCAGTAGCTCCTGATACGTCTGCTGAGGACTCAGGCCGAGCAGGCTGGTAGCCGTCAGATTACTGGCAAAATCCAGCAATGCGCCGCCACCGGCGAAACCAACCTCCATCACCACTTCTGACGGTTTTTTATAGGCATGATCAGCGACAGCGGCCCCGACCTCTACCGGATGCTCTGTTATTTCAAGCATATCTGTATGCTTCTCTGAAATAACAACACTGGGAACAATCATTCCTATTTTTCTGCTCTGCTGATGAAAAAGTGTAGAGAGAATATCCACTAACCCACCCTCACCTGATTACTTCGCATGACCTGAGCATTTGCAGACTGTTGCCGACGTGCAACCTCATTACCGACAGCGTGCGGATCTCCGCCACCGTAAATGTGGTAAGTATTTTGCTGGTTAACCTCTGTCATTTTGCCACTAATTCCCGCCACGGCAGCCTTATTAATCAGCTCTCGAGAATAGATATTTCTTCCATTTTCATGCTGGATAATGCTGCTCATCAATGCTGACATGGTTTGCGGATCGCTCATATTCAGGGCAGCCCGGGGATCCACTCCCAGTCGTTGCGATACAGCCCTGATATACGCAGTTGTGTTGTTATTATCAGACGCAGGTGCCCAGGTAGAGATAATTTTCTCCACACTGTTTATTCCCCGTCCGGCGTACAGCATTAACTGACGAGCAAGAGCCCGTAATCCATCAAAAGCAGTTTCAAATCTGGCAAATCGCCCGCCCGGGCGTTCAAGAGAAGCCCCTGCCTGACCAGCAAAATTAAGGTTTCCCGGATTGTTATTCCGTTCTCCTCGTTTCGTAGCCTGTGCATATTGTTCCGGCTCATCATCACCAAACCAGCCGCGTACCGTCCGGCCCACAGTGCGGGGATCGAATCCCCAGTGCTCTTTAATCCAGTCGGCAGTACTGTTAGCGCTGTCTGTAACCATCGGCATCGCTGACGGATTTTCGCTGCCCTGATTAAGTATCTGTTTGCCGATGCTGACGGCATCAGCCCAGCGGCCATCTTTGATAGCGTTGAGCAGGTCGGCGATCATGTTCAGCATTTTGCTGAATTCGCCCATCTGGTCGATGAAGTTGCTGAAATCCCACTTCAGGGACCATGATTTGGGGTCAATATTGAGCAGTTTCGCCAGCGCTTTCACCAGTTCATTAACAGACCCTTTCAGGTCACGAACCATCTTCAGCGCGGCATCGACCTCCGGCTTCCACTTGCCCCAGTCAATCAGGCTGTCGCCGCCTTCCTTCCAGGTCTGATAGTCCTCCCACAGAAGGGCAATCCCCGCCGCCAGCGCGGTAATGAGGCCAATCGGCGACATCCAGAACGTACTGTTCAGAATGCGCAGCGCAATCGTCAGCGCGCCAAACAGCGAGATGAGCTCCCGCGTTTGCTTATCCAGCGATTGCCACCAGGTGATAAGGCTGGATGTTCCCTCAATTAGCCTGAAGAACAGCCGCCCGATGATGTCTCCGAGCGCCAGAATGCCTTTTATGGCTTTCGTCAGGGTCTGCTCGATGCGCGGGAAGTTATCGAGGATGTGGCGGCGCAGTGTGTCCAGCGAACCCGCCAGACCACCAGCAAGATTAGAGCCGATTTTGTCACGGGCCATGCCTGCCATCGCGCCGAACTCGCGCAGGGAGGTCATAAATTTGTTGGAGCTTCTGGCCGCCTCGTCAGCATTGAAGCCGATAGCTTTCGCCATTGCGCTGTACTGCCCGGAGAAGCCACCCACACCCCGGCGCATCGCCATAAGGGTATTTTCGTCAATGCCCAGCATCTGCGCATACTGGTTAGCCCGGTAATACGGCATGCCGCTGAGCTTCTGGCCTACACCTGTAAAAATAGAGGCCATGTCACGCATGTTACCGCTGGCATCCCGTGTCTGTACCCCCAGGCGATTCAGAAATCCCTCTGCACCGGGATTGTTACGAATAAACCGGGAGAGGCTTTCCAGAGAAGAGCGCGCAGCGTCTGCACTGCCGCCAACCTGCGAAACCGCATAGCCAATAGACTGAATTCCATGGACCGTCGCGCCGGTGCGCTGTGACGCCCAGTAAAGATTATCCAGACCGGAGGCGATCTTAGCCGTGAAGGCCACCACGGACAGTGCAGTTCCTTCGACGGCCAGCCCCATTTTGATGACATTTGCAGTTGTACCGGCGAGGACAGAACCGAACTTTTTCGCTCCTGCATCATCCACACTGAAGCCAAGCGAGACGAGGAAATCTTTAATAGTTTCAGCGTTCATTATCCTCTCTCCATTTCTCAATGCGCCGCTGGTTATCCGCTTTTACCGCCAGATGGTCATTCAAGAGAGCAATGTCGTACAAATCGACAGAGCCATCTTTAAGTGCTGTATAAGGAATTAACCCGGCGTCAACCGGATTGAGAAGGTAGGACAGCCCGTCCGGCAGGCTGTTAAACGTCAGCCCTGTTGCAGGCTCTGCGTCGTGCTGGTAAGGGGTGTAGGCAAAAAATTTCCCAGCGAATCGGCGACCACCCGCGCCACCAGCTGCAGCATGACCAGCAGGTCAATATCATCAAACATCAGTTCGCCCTGGGTAAATACCGGCACCCATCCGTCCATATGACGCCGCGATACCACCGCAAGACAGGGATGAATAATCGCATCGGTGTCATCTTCGGTCAGGGAAGACAGTTCCTCAGCGATACGCGGGAGCATGGTTTCAAACACCGGTTTTAACTGCTCGAATTTCACGGTGTCGATTTTGCCATCAGCAGGCAAACTGGAGCGAATGCTCCCGAAATCTGACATCATTCCCGCCAGCACCGGAAGAAGTTTACGGGTCACTTTCAGCTGGTCAAAAACGCTGAGTTTTGCCGCGCGATATTTCACGCCTTTAATTTCGAATTCCATGTATTAAAACTCCCCGAGAACCTGGTCAATCTTGCCGCAGTCAAACACCCACGGCATCGTATTACCGGTTTTAGCGTTGGCGTTATCCGGTTGTTTCTGGAACGCAACACTGCGTGCCGTGATGATGTCGCCGCTGACCTTGTTGCGGATCACGATAACGTTATTCCCCCATGTGGCAGAAGACTGGCTCTGTGCGTTATACGCCAGCGACAATTTTTTATTTGTCGGTGATGTCTTCAGAAGGTTAACGGTAATCGTCCCGCTTTTATCTGCATGGAGGCTGTGCATCACTTCGCCATCAGCACCGATGGTCATGGTGTTTTTAGGACCGCCCATCGCAACCACAATCCCCTCCTCAGAACTTGCCGAACCGTACCCGAGGTCAATCGAACCGGTCGGCCCGGTCAGCGTCGCAGTGACATCCATAAAAGAATAGGTAGACATTCACTTCCCCTTAGCGAACAACGTTAATCTGTACGTCAGCGTAATGAACCGCGCCTGCAAGTTTTATTGCAGCCTGAATCACCGGAGCCTTACGGGCTTCACGTTCTGATTGTGCCTGTTCATCCAGCGGCTGGGCGTATACGTAATAACCTTTGGGCAGCGTGTCACCTGATGACAACTGCCCAAGGTCGCCACCGTTCCATACGCCCGGAGCAATCAGTCCATTCTGAACGGCCTGATCCAGTGATTTTTCTACATTTGATAACAGTCGGGTAATACCGGCTTCAGTCTGGGGAACTTTCGTGGTGCTGGTATAAAGCAGGTTATAGAGGTTGGTCTGCACATAATTCTGTAACCAGTCCAGGCCGTGGCGTTCATCAAAGAAATCGCCGTTAGCCATCACTCCCTGCTGGAGGATAGCCGTATCATTCTGGTAGTACACGAACACATTGCAGTTTTTTGCATCAAGTGCCGATGCCTGGCTGACTGTCAGTGTTTCATACCCGACACCCGGCTCCTGCTTAAACTTGAGCGTAATCGCGGTATTACTGCCATTGAAATTAACCGTGAATGCCCGGCCAAATGCAGATAACGCAGCGTATTTATTACCCGATGAATACTGAATAAAACTGCGTGAATATCCGGCGGTTTTCAGTTTTGATGCCAAATCATCTCTGGATGCAGTCTGCAGGCATTTCTCATCGCTTGTCGTAATCGCCAGAATACGGCTTACAGAAGAGGATTCGATCGCCGCAGCCACTTTCAGCCAGTCTGCATCCGGAATATCTGCATCGTCTGCAATCCCCAGCCCATACCATGAAGTATAATCAAGCATGGCATTCACAGCCTGCTCCAGCGTCTCAGGCGTGGCCTGTTCGCTGTCTCCCTTCGTTTTCACCCAACGACCAACAAAAACCTCCTGAGGTTTCGGTGATTGTGAGAAAAACACCTGCGCAGCTTTATATTCTGGTGATTCCACGCCAAAATCTTTTCCAATATCTTCCGCGGCAGAATAACGGCGAATGCGCTCACTTACCGGAATGATTGTGGACGGGCCGAGAATGAGTAATGCACCAAAATTTCGCCCTGATGCTGCACGCGGCGACATGATCACATCAACATTAACAACGTTTGATACAGGCAAGCCCTGTGCCATAGCTTAATCTCCGAAAAAGATGACTGGTGCTTCCACCAGCGATTTAATACCGTACTCGCGCACAACCTTCCGGCGCAGACGCACCGTCATATCGTAGCGGCGGACCCATTGCTGATTAATAAGTTCAGGGAAGGGGGTCAGACCTGTGTAATCGCCAAGAGACAGCCCCAGCGCATTCAGTGCTGCATTGTTCTGCGGTACAGATATACCGTCACGAAACCGGGACGCATACACCATCCCCGCCGGACCATAAAACGAAGCCATACACTCAATCGTTTCATGCCGCCAGAGCTGAGAGCCATCATCGGTCTGTCTGGTGAATGCCGGACTGTCATCACCTGACCATCCGATAACTCCAAACGCACACCAGTTCGTTTCAGCCGGTAGCAGTGACGGCTGCTCTTTCTGCCAGCGCGGGCGAACCATCCCGGCAGACAGACCGGAAACGTTACGCATCCACTGGCTTAACAGCCTGTCGAGCGCTTCGTCATAATCCGGATCGCCACTGGTTGGTATTAACCATCCGCGCTCTGTACTGGTGTTATTGCTCAACCGGAGTTCCCCCATCAAACGGCATCAACTCACAATGCGCCTGAACGAATCCGGCCCCATAAGCTGTATACGGGTCGACGAAGGTCACACGATAATCACGGTCCTGATACGTCACGATATCGGCATCAAGGCCAGTCTGTCCCTGCGTCAGTCGCTCAGTCGTCACAATCAGAATTGCACCGCTGATTACCTGCCCTGCCTGCATACGGCGGTTTTCCAGAGAGCGATCAACAGTTACGACTCCGGCAAACTGCTTTTTAACTTCACTGTCGCTGCCGATCCCGTCCTCATCCACCGTTTGCACTCGGCGTGTTACCCACAAATTGAAGTCGCAAAAATCGGGGTCAAAAAGCACATCTGTTACATCAAGAGTCGGCATCTTTATCCCTCACAACATGGGTAATAGCTCTGCGATATTGCCCGGTATCAATTAATGGTTTCGCCAGTTCGGTTCCCGGAGATTCGCCAGCAGCACGCCGGGCAAGTTCCAGTGTTGCCCCCTTGCGCCCCCGACGAGCCCGAGCTTCAACAGTGCTGTCAGCAAGCGGCGTAAAGCCGGTAATAGTCATGTAACGCCTGACGCCATTAGCGGCCAGCGTTCCGGCACGGTTGAGTGCGCGTTCTGCTCCCGCAGCATTACCATCAAGAGCAGCCTGCGCCGCGGTTTTGAGCTGCGGCACCGTCTGCTCTTCTGCCGATTTAACGCCGGGGACCAGGTGAGGTCGTGGCGGGATGTTCTGCTCTGGTGAGCCGTATTCGTTGAGGTAACCGATGCCCGCATTACCAAACGGAACATCATCCCGCTCGCTGTCTTCCGAAGGGATGCCGACCAGCACATCTTTTTTGGTTAACGACCTGAGCGCATCCAGAATGGCCTTAGCGTTATCCACCCTCGTTGTTACACCGCTTTTGAAACTCATAGCTGGCGACCGCCTGCACCGAACATCGTGATCAACTGATAAAATTCAGCGCCATATCGGGTGTTATTCCAGAAACCTGCATCAGGATTCAGCGTCGCGCTGGTGTCATAGCTGACGCTTACCTTGTCAACGGACTTTGAGGACTGAACACCATTGGTTGAACCGCCCGGACCACCAGCCAGCATCGCTCTGCTGTCTGCCGCCCAGAGCGTCATGTAGTGCGCAACGAACAACCCGGCAAAGTACGGAAACAACTTTTTTCCGGTGACGTTTTCGCTCAGCAGTTCATCGGCCAGATTCAGACGAAACTGGATTTGCGCTTCGGGATATTTGGCAGGGTCAGCAAACTGCGGGAAGTCGCGGCGAAAATCACTTACCGCTGGCAGACTTTGATTCTTTGGCATTTTTTACCTCGTTACGCGCGTCTGTGGCTTTGCCAACGGATACTTCCGCGTGCGCACGAGTGAACCAGTGCGTGGCAACGTCTTCCTCCACAGCATGACGGCCTTTAACAAACTCGCGCCGCGAACCGTCGGGAAGCGTGAGCACAAACGGGGTATGTACGTGTATTACTGCATTATTTTTTGCCATCGGGTCATCCTTAATGGCCCCGCCAGGGGGCCATATGGCTGTTAAATGCCATCAACGTACGAAATGGTTTCTTTGTACACTGGCTCGACTGCACC